AAGGGGGTACCTTAGACAAGCGCTTTTACAGATCGCCGAACTGTGTTTGGTGTGAAGAATTGTGCGTCTTCGGAGCTCCCTAAAGCCCCATCGCGAGTGTGTTGGATCATGTGGTCAACATGCGTGAATAGCGGACTGGTAAACTTAATCCAGTATAAATAATTCTGCAAGTAGCAAAGGAATGTGTAATGACATCGAAACCCAGTCATAGAGAGTGTAACAACTTGATGAAGGACTGCGGCGGATGGAGTTGAACTTTCAGGCAATGTTCGCATTAACCTGTTGGCATTATACTTGTCCCGAGCGCGCTGGCACCGTACTGCCACCTCTCATCCATCGAAAAAGCCACGAATGGAACGATCAAAGGTAGAAACCGCTCATCAAGACGTTTCTTACTCAGAGATCCTCCGATCGCGTGTGGGCCAATTTAAAGAGATCTGGAATGGCGCCTCCCTAGGCGACTTTCCGGATCTTCCCACCGGTAATTTCGACGAACTCAAGAGGGCACTTACGTTCGGACTGGAAACAAGACTTCCATCGAATGTGTCCACCCGCGAGGTATCACGCCTCGCGTCCCTGTTCCTTTTTCGAAAGGCACTACCAACACCACCCGGCTCCGTGAAAGACCGGCTGAAACCTTACCTTGACAAGATAGGAAGGACTCAGCAAGGATCACGTGAGTTTGTCCACCTTGCATGTGACATAATCCCTCGCCTATTTAAGGAAGGCTGGGATATTGACTGGCAAGACTGTGTGAGCCGGGCCACACTCTCCTCAAATAGCTGCACGGAATCGTCCCGTAAGAAGGGCGGATCCAGGGCAGCTTTCCTCCGAGTCTATTCTGTCGACGACTTCAAGACTATGTTGTTGACGGGAAAAGACCTTCCTGACCTGAACGATCTTCGCAATGTCCTAGAGATCAAGGACAATGGCAAAGTACGAACAGTGACCATTGCAAGCTTTGTACAGTGCTTGCTTGGACCGCTCCACCAGCTAATATATGATACGCTGGTGGGTGTGACAGGAGGGGCTATTCTTCGCGGTGATGCTGACGTATCCGCGAAGAGCCTAGGAGGAATGAAGAGGAGTAGGGGATTGGAGTCAGAGGTGTTTGTGTCTGGAGACTACGAGTCGGCAACTGACAACTTTGTTGCTGACCACTCAAAACTGCTTCTCTGGTTGATCCAGAAGCAATCCCGGTACGTCCCATCATCGTTATGGCGACTGGCACTGAGGTCCCTTAAGGGGCGCGTCAAGACGCCCTGGGGGGAGATCTTTCCTCAGATTGCTGGTCAGATGATGGGTAACTACCTTTCCTTTCCATTGTTATGCTTAACTAATCTTCTTGGTATCTTTGGTGCTCTAGGTCTGGAACGGACCTGTGAGCTCATCGGTAACCAGTTGATTCGCATCAATGGAGACGACATCGTTTTCAGATGTCGCGTGGAGGAATTCGAGTTGTGGGCTGACTATGTCAAGAAATGTGGGCTCACGTTAAGTAAAGGGAAAACTCTTGTGCACAAAAGAGTATTTTCTCTAAACTCGACATTCTTTCGAGCGGACTTTGACACGTCTCACCTCATACCGGTTTTGAGATCGGCTAAACTCCTCAATGCTACCGCTGCTGGTTACAAGGCAGCGTTAGGGAGGATTCAGGCCATTCTCGTAGGCTGGAGAGGGACAAGGAGGCGGGGATTGAAATCCGCAGCGCTTCGACTGATGACGGCGAAGTATTGCCGGACGGCGGGCCCTTGGGGCTCGGTGACAAACACGTTCGGTATAGGGAAGGTAGACGCCGGAGTTCTCGGGAAGGCCAATCGCAAATGGCTAAAGCGGGAACACTGTATTCTTCATCCTGTTCTAAGACACATAGACAAGGCTTATTTCACTGAAGCCGAGTCAGGTGTGCCCAAGGGCTGGTTCGCTGACGATACCAATGGCTATTCTGATTTTGATGTCAGTTTCGCCAGGTTGTCGTTCCAACGAGCATGCTACTTGGAAGGATGGAAAGTACGAGGAGTCGTAGAGGAATCCCGACCGACGATACAATATCACGAGAGAACTTTCTCGGCCTTTAGGCCCTTGGCTGAGAGAGATCTAGTACGTGAAGAGGTCGCCGAAATCCGATTAGCTCGGCGCGCTATGCTTGAAAGCGCGCCCAAAGTGAGCATATTTTCGGAAGGAGGCTCGCTGCAAATACCTCAGGTACACGAGGGAATGCGCGGGGATTTGAAGGAGTGGATGGGGAGGGTAAGGAGAGTGGATGTCACCGCTAAGATTATGGTGACGAGTGTCCTCCAGACTTTGAAGAATCGACTGCTCAAGTTCACGAGCGCGATCGTTGGGTCTGAGAGTACTGCGAATCTCTGAGAAGTAGTCTAAGCACTAATGACGTCACCCATGTCGGACACCTGCGACGAATTGCCAGGTGCGCTTACGGGCACCCCAGGTTCACCCGAGGTAGTCATTGGCGTATCGCGGACCGCGGTTAAGCGGTCTTAATGTGCGTACGCGTCGGCGTAATTTGACTAGGTGCTATGTTCTTGACAGATAGCTCAGAGAATGCGTTTCTTCCCAGCTTGGCTAACGGAATCAATTTACACGGTTCTATTGTCAGGTGTAAAACTGGTCCCTGCTCTTCATTGAGTGGGTGGAACACTAGTTGGTACAGAGGATGCTGTCCGCATGATGCCTTTGATTAGGCGTTGGACGGTGTTTCTTGGTACACAAGGTGTGGACCGGGG